CTGTGTTACAGAGAATACTAATGTAACATTTGTAAGGATACCATCCTCAGCAAGTTCTTTACATGCCTTCAGTCCTTCAACTGTACAAGGCACTTTGATTGTTACATTCTCACTCAGTTCGTAGTAAGGTTGTGCTTGTTCAAGCATCTCTTCAGCAGTCTCAGCGACCACCTCAGCAGAGATTGACTCAAGGTTAGGACACCTCTCACGAATCTCCTCAATTACATCTGCTTGCTGTCTACCTGATCGCAGAATCAAAGTAGGATTTGTTGTGACACCATCAATTAGACCAGTCTTATAACCGTCTATAATTGAATCAACATCTGCGGTGTCTAAAAAGATTTTCATTTTTGTTCATTAAGAGGTTCCATTTTCAGGAACTGTTCATTCAAATTATAAAACAATTTATAGTTTGTTGTGTTAACCCAGTATCCAACGATGTCGTTTCCATCACAATGGAATCCATATCCAGTAAGAGGTTCATTCACACCATCGATCTTAAAGGTTTTGCTACCTCCTCTTTCTAGGTAATTGTGAAATTTCTCATCAAGATTTATCATCGTTCCTCGAAGGTTATTTTTCTAACTTTACGTTGGCGACGTGCCTCCTGATATTTTAGATCATCTGAGGAGAGCAGAGGTTTTTTCTTAGGATTCTTATCAGAACGTAACATAGTAACCATAGACAAGTCATTGGCTGATACATTATCACCACGAATGGTGGTCATGTTAGAGCAACCACATGTCCTTGTCTGTGTCTCATGTCCTATTAATTCTTTGCCGCAGGAACGGCATTGTACCTTTAACATTCTTCTTCAAAATAATCTTTCCTGTAGTAACGTCCTAAGATGTTACTATTATAATACATCGGACTCCCATCGTCAAGCGTCTCACTCAATACATTGTTTATAAAGAGCTGCTTGGTCTCTGCATAGTTGGTTCTTCCCGGTGTTGCATGGAGGGATAAGATTTCTCTTCTAAAAGCGTCTCGTCCAAGCTCTTTAACGTCTTGCTTAAGCTCCTTAGAACTACCGTAGTAGCGTTTCCAGTCACTCTCAGACGTAACTTTGCGTTTCCCACCTCTAGGCTTTCTACGACTGGTAAAGTACTTGCGTCCGATGTACTGCTTCCCAGTTTGTAAATTTGTAATCCTGTAGACAAAACCGAACTTGCCGTTAATGTCGTCAGAAGTAAAAGCTGTACCCTGATAGGTCCAGGGGTTTTCATAATCTCCTTCAACCACTGAGGTCTTTGTGGTGGTTTCCATCCCATAATTTTCATTTCACTAGCTCCTATTTATAGTTACTTCAATACTGTCATCATCCATCTCCCATTCCTCTTCGATGGAGCATCCATTCTCTTCAATAGTATCATGTACTATGTCTCTTGCATCTTGTTGTGAGATACTAGACTTGAAAACATCAGTCCCAGTCTCATCGGTTACTCTTCCGTCAGGATAGATAATAAGTTTATTCATATTTGTTATTCCATTCTAGAAATGATGATTGACAATCGGGTGGTTCAGGGTCTTTATAACCCTTCATCTTCTTCCACTTATTGTGGAGAGCACCCATGATCCATGACTGAGATAGACTCTTAGGACCATTCTCAAGCAACTCTAGTTCTTTCTTGCTGCTTGTATATGCTTTGTATTCTTCTCTCCAATTGGAGTCATCATAGGTCATAGTTTAAAACCAGCAAAGGTATCCTTCTGGACATCCTGCTTGATACTACCAACAACATAAGACTCTACTTCAGTCTCTTGTGGTGCTACTTGCATCCCCTTAGAGGATAACCAGTGTGCAGTCCATGGTAATGGGTTGTTAGAAATAGGAGTGTCGAAGATTGCATTAAGACCTATAGATTTTAACCTACGATTAGCAGTCCATTCAACATACTTTTGCAAAAGTTTATCATTCAATCCAATGATCGATCCATCTTTAAACAAATACTCTGCCCATGACTTCTCTTCTTCAACTGCTTTACGGAACATCTCATAGACATTCTCCTCCTCTTCCTTGATAATATCAATCATATCAGGATCATCACCTTCTCTCCACTTGTTTATTATATTCTGCGAGACAACCATGTGTTGTGACTCATCTCTGGCAATAAGGGAGATGATCTTTGCCGAACCTTCAAGTAACTTAAGCTCGCCAAAGGCAAAGCTACATGCAAAACTAACATAAAAGCGAATACCTTCCAGAATGTATACATTAGCAATTGCTTTATAAAGTGATCTTTTTAATTCCTTACGTGTCCATTCAACAGATGGAGATCCTTGTGAATCTCTTCTCCACTGATTACTATTACCCCACTCCTGTGCATAGTTAATAAAGTCATCGTATGCTTTAGTCACTGACTGAGCACGAGCAAGAATATGATCATCATCTAAGATATGATCAAACACATCAGAAGGATCTGCATACACATTCTTAATGATGTGAGTATATGATCTGCTATGAATCATCTCCATAGTCTGCCATATATTCATACAACCTTCAAGTTCAGGTAGTGAACAGTACGGTGCAAATGCAAGACCAGGACCACGACCTTGTACAGAGTCCAAGAGGATCTGGTACTTGAGATTTGATGTAAAGATATGCTTCTGTGCTGGATTTAACAGTTGATAGTCTGCTCTATCCTTCTGAAGTGATACCTCTTCAGGTCTCCAGAAGAATCCTAACTGTGTCTGTGTCAACTTATCAAAGATAGGATACTTAAACTTATCATATCGTTGAACTCCTAGTGGAGGACCAAAGAACATTTGTCCTTTAGTTGTATCAACAGTATTTGTATTGAATACCGTCATACCAGTAATTTCAGATTGCACAGCTGTCACAGGACTCCTCCTCAGATTGGAATATTTCGTCAATTAAATCATGGATCGCTTCTTTAGGATCCTGTTCATCATGCCACCCTATTGGATGAGATGGTTCATCAACATCAGATTTAGAATCGTATGTGTTTTGATAGTAAGAAGTCTTCCAACCATACTTGTAGGTTGTTAGTAAGTCCTGTGCCATTACACTGACAGGAACTTCAGAGTTCTCATAATGCTCTGGATTATAGGACCAGTTTCCAGAAATTGCTTGATCGAAGAATTTCTGCATAACAGCAACAACATTAATATACCCAGTATTGCTAGGCATATCCCAAAGAAGCGTATAGTTATTCTTAAGGGTTGCGAACTGCGGGACAATCTGTTTGAGAGGCCCCTTCTTAGACTTCTTCGTTGAGATAAGATCTCTGGGTGGTTCAATGCCATTCGTAGCATTACTGACGACTGAAGATGACTCGGATGGCATCTGTGCAGATAAGGTGCTATGTCGTAGACCGAATTCAACAATGCTTTCTCGAAGTTCTTCCCAGTCATAGTTAAGTTTATTCTCAACCAATTCATCTACGTCTTTTTTGTAAGTGTCGATTGGGAGGATACCTTCTGCATACTTGGTGCGATTAAAATATTCGCACTGCCCTTTTTCTTTTGCAAGTTCGTTACTTGACTTGAGCAAGTTGTACTGGAAACTTTCAGACAAGTCGTGGACAAGTTTCCATGCTTCTGGGTCGTCATACTTTACTCCGTTCTTTGCTAGGTAGTGTGCTAAACCAATGTATCCTACACCAAGAGAACGTCTTGCAATAGTACTTTTCTCTGCTGCATTAACTGGATATGTTTGATAATCAATTAACTCTTCTAATCCACGTACTGCAAGGTCACAGAGTTCTTCCATCTCCTCTAAGTTTCTTATCTTACCGATGTTAACAGCAGATAGAATACACAATGCTATCTCACCATCAGTAGTATCGATATGATTGATAGGATCTGTAGGTAATGTGATCTCCTGACATAGGTTACTCATGTTAACCTTGTCCTTGAAGGATGAATGCTCATTGCAGTGATCTATATTCATGATATAGATACGTCCTGTCTCTGCCCTCTCCTTTAATAGATCCAAGAATAGTTCTTGTGCTCCAATAGTCTTTCTAGGGATGGTCTCATCCTCTTCATACTTTACGTATAGATCGTCAAAAGATGTAGTACCAAAACTATCATAAAGCCCTGGAACATCATGAGGACTAAAAAGCGAGACCTCTGAGTTAGAAATGAATCGTTCATAAAATAATTTGGAAATCTGTATACTGTAGTCAAGTTTTCTAACCCTGTTATCCTCTGTACCTTTATTGTTCTTAAGGACAAGGATGTCTTCTATTTCTTGATGCCAGATGGGGAAGTGGACTGTTGCGCTTCCACCTCTGATGCCATTTTGAGTGCAACATCTGACAGTCGCTTCAAATTTCTTGAGAAACGGGACGACACCCGTGTGTTGAACTTCGCCGCCTCTGATTTTGCTGTTGATACCCCTGATTCTACCTGCGTTGATACCAATTCCCGCCCTTTGGCTAACGTAGTAACCAATAGCCATGTCACTGCTGAAAATGCTGTCAATCGTGTCATCAACATCAACGAGAACACAGGATGCAAATTGTCGTAAGGGAGTTCGCACCCCTGCCATGATTGGTGTTGGGATGTTGATTCTGTGCTTGCTGAT